TCGTCCTCGACGGGCATAGGGGCGAGCGGAGACACCAGCGACTCACCCGATGCGCCACCCGCATCGACTTGCGTGACCTGGGTCTTGACACCGCCGCGATCGATGTCGCGGATGGTGTCGCCACCCGATCCGACGTTGACGACAGTGTTGTCGGCCACTTCAGACGCTCGCGGTGTAGGTCACATTCAGCGTGCCGCCAGACGTCACAACCTGGTCGCCGCCGGTGAACAGGCCGGCGCTGTAGAGCGTCCCGGTCGTGCCCGACTTCGTGCTGACGCTGTTCAGAAAAACGCCCTTGATCGTGTCCGAGGCATTGATGTTGAACGCCGTCGCGGTCGTGGCCTTGCTGCCGGCAGATGCCGCGCCGAACGACGGGGCGACCCGCGTGGCGTTGCTGTAGGCCACTGACTCGGTCCAGCCGCCATGAGATGCCATCGTGTCGCCGGCTGCCGCGCCGGTCGTGTAGGACACGCTGCTCATCAGGCCGATGAACCATGTCGCGGTGTAGGCCGAGCCCGCCAGGACCGTGTCGAGGATGAAGTTCTTACCGACCGTCGTCACGAGGTTGTCGACCCGCTCGCTCCACTGCTCGACGCCGTTCGCATCGACGAAGGTCACGGTGTAGAAGCCCTCGGCGTGCGCCTGCTCGGTCTGAGAGACAGCCGGCGCGAATGCCGAAGCGGTGGCGGCGACGGCGCTGACCGCCTCGCCCATTGCGGTCTTTTTCATGCTGCCACCTCCAGAAGCGATTCGACGAACCATCGATGCTGGAGATCACCCGCGGAATCGGTCCACTCCAGGCAGACCTCGAGCTGATCCTGGTCATTGAAGCGCCGCGCGATGACGATGCCCTTCAATTCGGGCTGGATGAGGCGCGCGACGTCGCCCGCTTTGAGGGTCATGGTTTGGGCTCCTTCAGCCTTGGTTCAGGCCTTCGGTGGCCATGAGGTTGATTTCGCGGTTGCGTTCTTCGACGTTGATGCACGAAGCCACGTTGAAATAGCGCGTGACGCCGTTGTTCGTGTAGACCACCCGGTAACCGGCCACCTTGATCGGGTCGGCCAGCAGCGGGTGATAGCGGACCGTGATCTGGTGCGTCACCTCGGAATTGATCGCCTGCGCCGCCAGCAGCTCGCGCCCGGACATCGGCTCGATCGCAGCCGGCAAATCGGACAAGACTGACGCCCAGGTCGTCGACTGCTGCCCGTAGGTGTCAATGGTGGTCTTCTGCGACTGCACCTGAATTCGGCGCCGAAGGTCTCCGGCTCTCATATCATCTTCACCCGGTAGGGGTCCAGCAGGCAATCGACGTAGGGCAGTTCTTGAATCTTCCCGCGCGCCAGCATGGCGACCTCCTCGCGGTTCTCATACATGGTGGCCACACGCATGAGCATCCACTGCCGGATTCCGGCTGGCACCGAGTCGGCGGTGTCGCCGTAGCCAGTTGTGAAGTCGACCGTCACCGCGCCGATCTGCGGCAGGACGATCGGCCAGATCTTGCTGAACGGCGGTGTGATGCGCCCGACGAGACCCGTCAGGTCGCTGACGTAGTCGGTCGGCGCGACGGTGGTCTGCACACCATTCATGTCCAGATACTTGATCGCGTCGACAGACTGGAAAGGTCCCCATTGCAGAAGGATCGGCTGCGATAGATTGATGCTCGGATAGCCGTGAGTGCCGGGATACCCGAAGCGCTGCTCGAGCGCACTGCCAAGCAGTTGAGGACCTGGGAAACGATCCATGACGAGCCGCCACTTCTGGGTGATTAGAGAACGCCCGATCAGGTTTTCGCAGTAGGCCCGTGCGGTCGAAATCATCAGGGCGAGAATAGGGTCCTGCGACGCGTCGTCGATGCGAGAATGAAGCTTGACGTAGGAAAGCGTGATCGGCTCTATCGCAGGGGCGACGGTTCTGATGAACATGGCTCAGATCCTCTCCGCCGGCCCGCCGGTGATGTCTTGGGGAGTGGTCATGTCATCAGACCAGATTGCCGATGGCCGGCAGGATCACACGCGGCCCAACGTTCGGGTATGCGGGATCGTAGAAGTTGCCGTTGCGGTAGTCGGACGGGTAGTAGCCGGCGCGCGCCTTGCCCTGGTTGGTGACAACGCCCCACGGGACCGTGTAGATGTTCTCGCACGGCGCGTCGGGCTCTGGGAACGGGTTGAAGCCACCGGGGTTGACGGGCGCGTTGAGGACGCAGTTGTAGAACGCGGGCTTCTGCGCCTGGCAAATCGCCCACTGACTGGTGGACACCGACGCCGTAGTGAGCGGCCGGATGATGTCCCCGACGACCACTGTCGCGGACGTGAACTCCGTGATTCTGACGAGCCCGTCAGCGCCGTTGTACGAGATACCTGCCACCACAACGAACTGCCCAACCGATGTCGCAGAGAACGGCGTGCCGCCACCGGCCGTGAGGGTGACTTGGTTGCCTTGGATCGTCGCAACACCGCCGTAGGTGACGCTGGAGTGCCCCGTGACAGTCAGCGTTTGAGCGACAAGAGCGTACGAGTTGGTCCACGACGCGGCCGAAAAGTGCGTGTACCCCAACGCGGTAGCGGTTGCGTCGATCAACACCGCCGAATTCTTCACCTTGAACTGCGACGGCAGCAGTGGAATGGACGTGGCTCCAGACAAGGACCAGGGGGCACCCTTCGTGTCGAGGTGGCTGTACGAGATGTCGTACACGGTCAACATCGGGCTCGTTGAGATGTCTGCGAAGCCGTAATTGATGTCTGTAAAGGCAGAGTCTCTGAGCTTGACGACGGCTTGCTGACCGACAGCGCACTGCAATTCATTGATGATGTTGAAATACGACAGATTGCACTTGTTGTAGTAGAGCAGACCACCCACGCCAATGTGGAAGATCCCCGACCGCGTGGTCACGCCCGCGCTGTTGCCCGTCTGCGTGTACCGATAGCTCACAACCGACTCGGCCTCGAAGGTGCTGTTAACCACCGCCGTCCCGCCAAAGGTGTTGAACAGAAACATTCCGGTGCCATTAACGCCAGTAGCGGTGCCCGTGAACTCCACGATGTCCCAGCGACCACCCACGACGCGCAATGGCATCGTCTGGATGTTCGCTATACACCACGAACCAGACGTGATGTAGGTTGAGTAACCCCATCGGACGTAGCCCGTGACTGATCGGAAATCCAACTCGACAGGGGTCATCGCTACGCCAGCGAAGCTGTTTGCCGTCCACGCTGCGGTGAAGGTGCCGTAGGGATTCGTGACGGCAGCGTAGGCGCCGCCCTCGGCGTAGTAGTCGCCCGACGACACCACCATGACCCGGCCACCGTAGGTGATGCGATTGCCGGTGCAGGCGTAGCCGACGCCCTGCCACGGCGCTCCCGGACCCCAGCCCTGCTGACCGTACTTGGTGCTGGCTGCGGTACTGTCCGTGCCGGTCGGACTCACCCAATAGACCGGGTGGACGATCTCCGGCTTGTCTCGCGTGTGCGGCGTTGACGATAGCGAGAAGACAGCCGTCTTGTAGTTGGTGTTTGTCGAGCCTTTGCCCGCTCCGAGCTGACAGCTCATGTAAAACTTGTCCGCGTACTGGTCATATACAAACGCGTACAGCAGACCTGTGTTTCCGCTCGATATCTTGCACATATACGCGCCGGCAAGTGCCCACGACGATCCGTCTGGCGTGCCGGTCCACAGCGGAACATACGGGGTGATATCCGTCGTCGTATTGTTTGGGTTGACGTCCGAGAACGCGTTGAAGCACAGCCTCCCGGCGTTGTCGATGCCGCCGATGTAGCCTGAGAAGTTGCTGCCATCGAAGCCACGACGCGACACGCAGACCGTAGCTGTAGCCGAGTTGTTCGCCCTGTAAATGCCGGCAATCAGGCACCCAAAGTCGCCTGCTCCGACGTCCGTCGTGTAGTACGCGCCGTCAGCGGTAAAGACAAACCCCGTGCCCTTCCAGAAGAAGCCGATCTGCACGGCTTTCACGCCGGTCGGAGGCGACGCTTTGAGAGCTACAAAGCCGATGTTGTCGGTCAGCGCAGGAAGCGTGCTACTGATGACCAGAGTGGCTGAATCGCACACGCCCGCAACGCCGGACTGGCTCGTCTGGTAAGGCATGGCCGCGTCGCCGGCCACGATCCAGTAGTCGCCCGTGTACGGGTTCTTCTGAATGCAGTGGAAGTGCCGCATCGTGCCCTGAGCCAGGACGCCCGTGCCGTTCATGGTCCAGTACACAGACCACGTTGCCCCGGCGTCCTCGCTCTTCAGGACTCGGACACGACCAGGGCCAGTTGTGCCGTTGTACTCGGCGAACATGACGCGCGAACCATCCACCATGAGGGACAGGCTTGTCAGCGCGCGGTTGCCATTCGGGTTGACGCTCGACGATGTGCCGCCAGTGGTGATGTTGTCGACAAGGTGGCAGACGATGGTCGCCGTGCAGTTGCCGATATTCGCCCAGCCGTCGGTGGTGACGATCCGGTAGATGATGCCGTTGAAGTTGTTGTCCGCCGACGTGACGAGGATGATCGTGTTCGCGTCTATGAACTGCGCGCAGTTGATGTGACTGCTGGTCGATTGAGTGGCGCCGGTCGAGCCGTTCTCTGTCAACAGGGCGGCGGTCAGCGCCGTGAACGCTCCTGTCGTTTTGTCGATGCGACCAAACACGGTCGGGCTTGCCGCAGCGGTTCCGAACAGGTACGAGGCGTTGGCAAGCAGGACGCGCGTGTCATGCAGGTAGTCGATGCTGGACGCTGGAATAGAGCAGCCGGAGCCGGTTGATTCAAATACATGACTTCCAGACAGTGCCGAAAATTGGGCTGCTGTCAACGTTGTATTTCCAGCAGTCGCAGCCCCGCTGGCGATGACGTTGGCGCCCTCTTGATCCGTCAACCCCGGCGTCGTCGCTCCCGGCGTGTCATAGGCCGATCCGATCTGGATGAGCCAGCGCGCAAATTTATCGCTCGCCGTGTAGCTAAGTCCGCGGCGCCACGGCGTGCCGTCTTCACCGCGCTCATCACGCAACATTACGACCGAGATCGTCATCGGCAGCTCCCAATGCAACAGGGCCCCGCGCCTCGCGGCGAAGGTCCCCGGTCAAACAGACAAATCGGGATCAGTCGACGTACGGAGAAGCGCCGCTGTAACGAGCACCCCAGAGCACATAGCTGATGAGGCCAATCGAAGCGACGGCGCTGGCGCCCTGAACCGACACGCAGCGGAAGCCACCGGCAATGTCGAGGTCTTGCGCGTCGATCTCCAGGATGTAGCGCAAACGCTTGGAGTTGGTCGTGTCGGTCGTGAAGGTGTTGGACAAGACCGCCGTCTCGGTCAGCGCCTGGCCGGCGGCGTAGTCGATGTTGGCCAACATGCGGGTGAAGGCCAAGGCCTTCGCGCCCGTGCCCGCCACGGCGGTCGCCTGCTTCACGGTGATGGCCGTGCCGGTGACGGTCGTGGCGTTGAGGATGTCGATGATCGCCGTGAGCTTGCGAAAGCCCTTCATCGACACGTACAGGCCCTGGCCCGCGGTGGACGCCAGCGCGACCGGGCTGGTGGCTTGCACCAGGACTGCCTGCTCGTCGAGCCGGCCATTGAGATAAATTGCCATTTTGGGCCTCCGTGAGATTAACGAGCAGCCAGCGCAATGAAATGCGACAGCGTGTTGGTGCCGTTCTTGCGCGTGATCGGCGACGAGAGCCACGGCTGTCCGTTCATGCGGAGCACGAAGCGGAACGCGGTGGTGTTCTGGTCGAACCACAGGTGAATCGACGTGTCGCTGCGCAGGCCCCCCTTGATCGCCGCGAGGTATTGCGAGAGGTCGCACAGGATCACGTCACCCACCGATCCCAGGGCCGCGCACGCCTCGGTCACGATGATCGGACGGCCGAGCAGCGTGCCATAGGTCGGGTTTTGCAGCG